ATCTTGATTGGTTTCAGTCCGAAACCGGTTGATGAACTATTAGCCATAGTTGTTTCTCCTTAATGTACCTGCCCTTGCGGGCCTCCAGTACGGTTTATTTATTCGCTGGTTTTGAATTGTTAAAAAATTAACTTTTCTTGCCACCGAAGGTTACACGAGAATCCCTATCGATATCGATTGGCATTCCCTTACGCTGTTCCTTCAGTAGATCGTTGTCGATTGCTGTCATTTGATCCTGCGCCTGATTCATATAATAATCAGTACGCTGTCTCGCGATCTCTTCCGGTACCCTTGTCAGCACAAGGCCTCCGTGCCCGATAACCCCTGCGTATTTGCCGTCTTGTACTACTGGAAAGTCTTCGTTCGGATATTCATCTGCTCTAACAAGTTCATAGCCAGATCTTAATCTACCTTGAACATTTTTAGTGTCGACGAATCCTAGGATTTCTACCCTGACCCATCTGTGTCTGTAGCCGTTCGGCGCGTTGGGCGTATCTAAGTACGATGGTGGAGCCCAAACTTTTGGTTGTACTTTTGGTGCAACCGTTTTTTCTTGTGATCTTACTTTTGTAGAATCACTTTTAGTTTGACTCGCACGAGTTGGTTGTTTCTTTTCCATATGCCTATACCTCCTTCGTGTTCATAAGTTGTTTCGCATATTCTTCTAATGGCACACCTAATTTTTTAGCAATTGCTACTTGGGAAGATGTGAGTTTCACCGATTTGCGACCAGTCTTTGGACTACGCGTTGCAGAGGCAACGTTCTGTGTAGGTTTACTAGTCTGTTGTTCCACAGGTTTATCAAATTTGTGCGGAAATTCAAGTCTTATTCTCTTATCAATTTCAGCATAATAGTCATCAGATTTAGGATCCATTCCTTCCTCTTCTGTCAGTTTCCTGTGTAAATCAAATGCAGTATAAGTCATGGCTGAATCTGTTCCAAACCATGAATTTTTTTCTGCCCATTGTTCCGCTTTCGGATCTGGCGGAGCTGGTTGTTTTGGTCTGTTATCAACTTCAGGTTTTTCTTTAGCTGCTTTATCTTGTAACTCATGTTGAGTTTTTAATTCAGCTAACTTACCTTGTTCATAACCTAATTGAGAGATAGCAGTTAAAGCTTCTGTTTCAGCTGCTGGATCTTCTGCTTGTCTTGCAGCTGTAAGTTTAGCTTGAGCTGCAGCCAATTGACCAGATATTCTATTCTCCATTTCTGTAGCATAGTTTTTATCTAGTGAGCTAGCTTGAGTTTTAAAATCGTCTCTCTCTTTTTTTAATGAGCTTGCATAACGTAAAGCTTCTTCTCTTTGTCTTTCAGCTTCACGCATTTTTTTAGTGAGCTTAGCTATTCTTTTTTTGACTCCTTCAGAATATTCTTCAATTGCTTGATCTTTATCCTGTTGTTGATCACCTTCAGCCTTGTCAGCTTTTGGTGTAACCTCACCGCCCTCGTTCTTTTCATCTCGAACAGGTAACTGCTCATTAGATTCCTTAGATGTATCAACGGCGATATTATTGTCTTCATTACTTTCATATGTTTTGTCCTCTTCTCTTTGTTTTTCTTCTGGCAGTTTAACATCTACTTCTGGACCGGAAGTATCGATATCAACTGTTTTGTTTTCGTCTGGCATAGTTTTTCTCCTCTATGATTAAAATTCGTGGAATATATCTTCGGGGTTTTCCACGGTCGCTAAAACTTCATCATCATTGAGAAGTCTTATCTCACCCCCATCTATTTTAATTCGTGATCCCGCATATCTTGCAAAGATAATCCAATCACCTTTTTTACACCAAGGTCCCTCTGGATATCTTTCTTTGTCATAACAATGTGGACCCATTTTTAAAACTAAACCACAAGTCGATGCCACTTGTGATCGTTCTACTGTTTCATCTGCTAATAATAAACCGCCTTTAGTTTTTTCTTTTTGTTTAAAAGGTAAAACTAAAATTCTCCAACCTGTTGGTTCCGGCAATTTTGATGATTCATCTATTTCTTTTTTGACGCCTACTAATTCTTTATTTGGTAGAATTACCTTTGAGGCTGACGACTGTTGTTCCTTCATTTTCTTTTTGCTCCTTTTTATTTAGCAGGGTGGATATTTCCTGATTTAAATACTGATACGTTCGTACCTGTCCTAACATATACTGATATTTTTCCATATTGTCAACGGCACCAGACACCATTGCAGCCACGATATCGTCGTGTCTCATTTTGATAATTTTTTTAATTTTAGCTACAAAGCTCAAATCATCCATCTATAAACTCCTTTAGTATTATTAGTTTTTCTTCAGCAGTGGCTATTTTTTCAATTAGCTTATCACACTCTTCGATATGTTGAGGGTGTTCTCCAATACCAACTGAATTATTAAAATATATTTTTAATGTAGCATCCGCTTCAGAAATCTGTGCGTTATACTTATCTTCTAGTGCTTTTAGTATTACTGATTTTAACATTTCCACCTTCTTCTAGCCTGACGTAGTCTAGAATTAGGATCTTTTGCAGCTTTAGGAAATTTTTTCATTTGACCTGCACTTCTTGCGCAGTATGATTTTCGCCTTTTAGCGGCAGCGGACCCCTTCTTAACTTTACCAGTCACAGCTGTTTTTAGTTTTGAGCCAGGATTCATTCTTCTATAGGCTTTGACCCCAGCTTGTGTCATGCCTGCGCCCGACTTAGTCGAACGAAAGTTTTTTTTATTTCTTTTGGGCATGTTGTCTTGTTTTCTCAAACTAGACCTCCCATGCTCATTTTTTTTCTTTTTGCAAATGTTGCAACGTTAGTTGGTTTGCCCCCAGGATTACCCGCAGCTCTTTTTCGTCTGACAGCACTCGCCTTTTGCGACTTTGTCATCCGTGTGGCTTTTGCAAGTGGTACGCATTTCGGGTATTTTCTTTTTGAACCTGTTGATGATTTTCTTCCACAAGGTTGATATTTGCCATCCTTTTTTGGAGCTCCAATATCTACCCATTTTTGATTCACCCATTTTTTTAGATCGCCCATTAGACTACTCTAGTTACTTTTTCTCTACCTTTCATAATTTTACCACATCCTTTTGCAACGAACCCACCATTTCTTGCATTGGCTCTTACTTTACCTTTGCAAACTTTTGATGCATACATATTGGCATACGCGCTTGGGTACACTTTGAATTTACGCTTCGCTGCGGCTTTACCTTTAGGACATAGTTTAGCCATTATCTTTTTCTCGCTCTTCCACCTTTTTTAGCAACCATTCTTTTTGGATTGTATCCAAATTTTTTTGCTAACTCGGGTTTCTTTTTTGCTAGCTTAGCTAAGCCAGGGTTTTTACTTTTACTTATTGGTTTTCCCATTACTTTTTCCTTTTTATTCCAGCTTCAGAAAGAGCAATTGCAATTGCTTGCTTTCTATTTTTAACTTTTTTATTAGAACCGCCACTTGTAAGTTTACCTTTTTTAAACTCACGCATTACTTTTCTAACTTTTTTCTGACCCTTCACTACCTATTAATCTTTCCAGATTTTTTAGCTTTGGATCCAAACTTACCATAAGACTCATCTCTAGAAGCTTTTAATTGCTTCTTAGTTCTTTTCTTTTTGATTCTCATAGCAATAGACTCATCTTTTCTGTCTTTGTAGCCTTGTTTCTTTTTTTTCACACGACCACCTTTTTTCATCATAGGTCCACCTCTCATGCCCATGTCGTCTTCGTAATATCCAGATCTCATATCTCTTCTGGCTGTTGACATGCCGCCGCCTCTCATAGCTTTTCTAGATTGTGTGGTTTGTGTATTATATCTTGGATTTGCCATTATTTTTTCCTCCTTCTAACTGCTGTTTTTTTACCTTTAACTATTCTTCCACCTTTTTTAGCCATCAAAGCTGATTCAGGTACGTTTTGTAAAATACTATCTGGTGAAGTGTATATGTCTTGAGTAGATCTGATCGCTCTTAACATATCATTTCTTCTTTTATCATTTGCTAAATTTCTTTGTGTTCTTGCATAGTTAGCTCTTTTATTTTGACCTTCGAATCCTCCTCCAGCTTCAACGTTGCCTCTCATTCTACCTAAAACTTGAGAGTCTTTAATTGTATTTGGAGTTGTTGTTACGATTACTTCTTTGAACTCATTTTCATCCATTTTTGGCATGCTGTAAGCTGCATCACTTGTCATTGCTTTAATTGTGTCTGCATCTCTAGAGCCTTTTGTATTTTTTCTAAATGCACCACCTAATCCTGCTAATGCAAGACCGGCACCAAGTGCTTTTAAAATTCTTCTATTTCGTTTTCTAGTTTTTTTACTCATTATTTTTTACCGTTCCTAAATATTTGTGTACCCTTTATACCAAATATTGAGCCAACTACAAGGATCCAGAGTGAACTGAACCATGTCGGCAGTGCTGCGAAATGCTCAAAGAAAATTTTTACTTTATCTAGAGCTACCGGATCGTCTGAGAAGACCCCCCACGCAAGCACAATTATGGGCGCACTTAAAATAACAAGAACGAATTCGTCCTTGTAGTCGTTTTGACGAGCTTCTAGAAGTTTACCTTGGTAAGCTTCCTCACCTCGAGCTTGACGCTCTGCATGCAACAATTGTGCATCAGACATAGCGACTTTAGCCCTCTGCTTATTGGCATAAATCTTACTTCCAGCAGAGACGGCTAATTTAATTGCCGATAACCACATGATTTAGTACCAAGTAGCCTTTACAGGTTTTTTTTCAGGTCTAATTCTTCTAGTACCTTTAACATCCACAGTTTGTGACTCAGTTGGGTTAGTAGCTTCGATAACTATGCCGCCCTTTTGCATACCATCTTTGTCTGCACCCAATTCTGGAGTAACTTTTGGATCTTTTCTATTTTTATTTGTCATAGTTTCTCCTTATATTATCTTTTCGGACCTTTCAAGATCTCAACGTCCGCCATTTTCATTAAATCATTCTCCATTTTAGCTGCTTGAGACATTGCTTGCTTTGTTAACGAAGTATTTGCTCGTAATTGTGCTAATTCTTCGTTCTGTTCAAGCTTTTCGTCGAACTGTTGTTGTCCCATTAGCTGTTTTGAACGATCTAAATCAATTTTTTCTTGGTCTTGATCACGTTTTGAGGCATCATTCATAGCTCTAAGGTCTAATTCTCTTGCTTTTAGTTGTGCAACAGGATCATTTCCGAAAGCACCCATGATTTGATTCTCTTCTTCCTTAAATTCTTGTGTCATTTCTGCAATTAATTTTGCTTTTCTAGCTTCTAACGCTAAAGTTAATTGCAAAGTCTGTGATTGAACTTGTGGATCTTGTTGCAACATTGGATTTTGTTGAATCGCCATTTGCAATTGTTGTAATTGTTGTATCTCTTCTCTAAATTCTACCTCTAATTGCTCTTGTGCCATCAAAGAAATGTGTTCAAAAATATTTTTTTCTAATGCTGCTTTAACTGGTGGTGCGTTTCTTGCAGTATTAGTAGCCATAAAATTTAAATGCGTAGTTATATGTGCTCTATGGTCTTGTCCTTTGAAAGCTTGAAAAGGTTTTCCTGACATAGATAAAATATTTTCTGTAGCTGGGTCCATCGGCATAGGTGGTTGAGGTGGTGGTAAAATTTTTGCAATATCTTTTACACCAATCGCTTTATACATATCTCTAAATGCTTCGTACATATTATGCATTTGTGGATTAGACATAGCTAATTGTAATTCTGTTTGTGCTAAACTTATTCTTTGTGATTGTGAAAATATATTTGGATCTGCAACTGGTATAATATCAATCTTGTCATCGAAGTCTGTCATCTTAACATTTTTTTCTCCACCAACCACATCGTAAGGATATTCACCTGGGAGATAACTTTTAAACACTGAAGCTAAAAGTGCAAACTCTTGCTTCATAGCCACATACAATCTTTTATGTATGGCTGACATGACTCTGGAACCACGTTCTAAGAGAGCTATGGTCGTTCCAACAGCTGCTTGTTGGTTGCCGTCACCGACCTGCATGTCAGCTATGGCGGCAAATCTCTGTGCACCCTGAACCACAATTCCCATAAGTTGTAATAATGTTTGTGATGGTTCTTTGAAAGGTAAAGGCATAAATGCATCTCTGATGTTTCCACCAGGTGTATCTACATCTCTAAACTCTCCGGGTTGAATTGAATTTGCTTCGTCTCTTACACGAATTCCTCGTTGCTTAAATCCTGCAGGCATATTTGAAAATGTTCCTGCATCTATTAATTGTCTTAATGCGTTCGTTGCAGTTCTAGATAAACCACCAATCATGTGGATTAAACCAAAACCATAAAAACCCATTCCGGGTAAAAATTTAAAGTGAACGAAATATTCTATTTTATTTTTTTGTGGATCGTCTGGTTGATAGTTTCTTCTAATAGCTAAAATTTCTTTGCTACCAGCATCGATCGTTACTATATACGGAAGTTTTATTCCCGTTGGATTTTGTTCTGCATCTTTATCTTCAAAACCTTCAAGATCAAGTGCAGTGTGTATTTCTAAAATTGTAAATACATCTTCGTCTCTTGTTCTCTTAACACCTTCTAGTTCTCTTTCTTTTTTCTCTACTTCTGTTTCTTGTGAGTAACCTGGATTTATTTCTACGTCTCTATAAAAACCAGATACTTGTTTTTTTCTTAGATCATTTTCCGACATTTTTAAAACGTGCACAACTGCAGTTGCATCTTCAATAGATGTAGCCGTGTACGGTACAACCAAGTCATCTGATTGTACAAATTTGGAAACGGCTCTGCCAAGAAGTTCATCGTAATAAACTTTCTTAAAAGCAGAGCCACTAAGAGGGAGATAAAAAAGCATCTGATCGAACTCGGGTTCATACTCTTTCATCACATTCATGAGCTGATAGTTCATGAAATCTTTTACTCTAACCGACTGATCGTCTTTTTGTGGTGTAGGTTTCCCCATGGTCTGTGTGTGAACAGGACCATTCGCCGGTAGTAATTCTTTGTAAGCTTGTGCTTGAAACTGTGTTACCGCTTCTGCTAAAACAGGGTGAGTTGCACCACTTGCATTTTGAAACGGTTGTGTTCTGTTTTCGTATTTAAATCCTAAAAGATCTAAACCTTTTGTATAACTGTCTTCCCAATCTTTTCTTGAAGATTTATACATCATGTAATCTTCATAAAGCTCAGAAGATAATTTACCTAAAACATCTTCAGGTAATAAATCTGCTAGATTATCAAAGTGTTCGTTTGTTCCTGGTTGGTTAATAGCTTCAGGATCAAATGTAATTGTAGCACTTCCGTCTTCCTCAGTCGTAACTTGAACATCATCTGGTCCAACTTGTTCTTCTACGTTTTCCTGAGTTGCTTCTACAACTTCTTCTTCGCTAGGTAATTTTATTTCTTGCTCTACGTTCGGTAGAGACTTGTCTATTTCTGACATTATTTTTCTCCGAGTTCTGGACCACTATAGGCTGTTTTAAAGGAACATTCAACCCCTGTGGGTTAGGCCCACGTAGTGGTGGTATGGTTCTAGTTAGTCGTTTAATCATCTTTCTTATTTAAGTAATCATACAAGGATAGTCCCCCGGATATTGCTAAACCTGGTAAACCAAATCTACTAGATACTGCTCTTAGTGCACCAGGACTTATACCCAGTCTCATGAACTTAGCCATTCTAGGACTCAAACCTTTTGTAGCAAAATCGGAAACAGGTCCAACAAATGCAGCACCTAAATAATTTAATGGATCCGTTGCTATATCTGCAACTGAATCTCCTTCAGCTATTTGTGATCCTATGTTCATGGCTTCGATTGGTAATAATCCTGCTGGTGTGCCTAAAGTGGCTAAACCTCTTCCGAAAGTTTTTAATCCAGTTTTTGTAATTCCAGATTGTGGTGAACCTAGCGCTGTTGATCTCGCAGCTTTAATTGTTGATGGAGCTACGGCTGCTGTACCTGCAGCTGCTTCAGCAGCTAATACTGGAAGTTGATAATCTAATATTGCTGGTCTTGTTTTTGATTCTTCAAGTAAGTTGTCTGGTGATATTGGATCAAGCAACATGGACTTTAACATATTTTTTTGTTGACCTTCGTCAGATAAATAAGTTGAAGCGTCATCATTCATGTATTGTTTTACAATTCCTATTCCAGCTCCTAATGCACCAAATTTTCCAAAGGTTCGAAGACCGGGACTTCTTAAAAAATTTGTTGCAAAAGTTTTTACTTTTTGCATGGCTGAATTTGTTGCAGGCGCTTTTTCAAAAATTTGTGCTGCCTTAACAGGATCGTTGTCTATTGCAGCTGCACAATCTCCAGGGAGTCCACCACGAGAAAGTAAACTACAATATTTTAACTGATCTTTTTTACCTAAACCTGAAACAGCTTTTCTTAAATCATCTTTTGTAACTTCAAAAAATGGTCTAGCTCCTTTAACATCTACAAAATATCCTTTGTCTTTTGCAAACTTTCTTATGTCTAAACCTTTCTTAGCATATCTATCTAGATCGGCTTTATCATAAACACTTTCAACATCTGTGCCTTCAACTAAAGAAGCAAGTCTAACTTGGTCGGCAGCTTCTTTTCCAAATTTTTTTTCTATACCTGTTAATCGTTTAACGTTTGTC